GTTTCAAACAGTTACACTAAAACAGAAGCAGACACACGTTACCCATTCAAAGGTAACAACTCAATCATAAGATTAAACGGACAGACAATAAGTGCAGACATTACAATAGATAGTGATGAGAATGGTGTAAGTGCAGGTCCTATAACACAGAACGCTACAGTTACTGTTAATGGATATTGGAGTATCGTATGACAAGTCAATTAAATGTAGATACTATAGCAGACAAGGCAGGTAGTGGACCTGTTGGGTTGACTAAACAAATTGCAGCTAAAGCATTTGGAAATGCAGGTAGTGATGCAAGTATTAGAAACAGTTTAAATATTTCAACTAATACAGACTCTGGCACTGGTTTATATACATATGGACTATCTAATGCGTTTACTGCCGATATAGACCAACACTGTGCTATGGCAGGTATGTGTACTGGAGGAGCTAGATACCCTAGAACTGGAACGACAAATACTACTGCATCAGCAATAGAAATACATATTGAAAATTCTAGTGGTTCAAATACAGATTCTAGTCATACATTTCAACTTACTGGAGATTTAGCATAATGGCTAGTGAACTTAAAGTAAATAAACTAACAGGTGTAACGACAGCAGGGTCTATATCTGTTACAGGTGAAGGCAATAGTACAACAACTAATCTGCAACAAGGGTTGGCAAAGGCTTTTTGGGATTTAGATGGCACAGGCACAATCGCCTTGCAAGACTCATTCAATGTTAGTAGTGTTGCTGACTTAGGCACTGGTTATTATCAAATTAATTACAACAATATTTTTAACTCCATAAATAATGTGCCATTAAACCATACATTTAATCATGTTGATTATGACACAACATTAACAAATGGAAAAAATGCTTCTTTGGCTCTTTTTTACACATTTAAATCAACAAATGGAACTCTACAAGACAGTAAGCCATTTGGTGCAACATTCGGAGACTTAGCATAATGGCTAGTATATTAAGAGTAAACACATTAACAGATGCAAGTAGTAATAACTCAACACCTATGGCTACTATTAATCAGGGAACAGCAAAGGCTTGGATAAATTTTACTGGTATATCAACTACTGCTGAACGAGACTCATTTAATGTTTCAGGTTTAACTGATGGTGGTACAGGAAATACCACAGTTGCATTATCAAGCAATATGTCAAATACAAACTACACAGGTTCTTGGTATCAAAATGGCTCTACAGGCTCTGGAAAGAGTGATTTTAACAATGATTATGGTGGTGGATTTGGCGATAGAGCCACAAATTCTGTTGGTGTATTTGGATTTTCAAACACTCAATTTGATGCGTTTTTTAATGATTTGATTTTATTCGGAGACTCGGCATGACCAGAGCAGCAGAAATAGCAAAGATTATTGGCAAGGGTTCTGTAGACATACATGGTGAAGCAGGTACAACTAGTAGTGGGTCAACAGGTAAGACTACTAATTTGCAACAAGGGTTGGCTAAAGTTTGGATATATTCACCTGCAACATCGGCAAGTATATCAGATAGCTTTAACATTGGTTCAATTACAGATGGTGGCACAGGCGAACAAGACATGACTTTTACTTCAGCTATGGCTACTGCTAACTATTCTTCACCTATAGGTGCAGACACAGATAGAGTACATAATACAGGTGCAGGTCTTAGAGTTACGCAAGTTCTTACTAAAACCACACTTTTAATTGATGCAAGGGCTGACAGAGCAACCACATCTGCACAATACGCAGGTGGAGAAGAAGATGCCATATTCTATAATATGACTACATTTGGAGACTTAGCATAATGGAGATTGATGGCACTATTATATGGAATGTAGTGTTGACACTAATCATCATGCCATTTGCTTGGGCATTTAATAAGATGTTTGCAGAAGTGAAACGATTGCAAATACTACTGAATAAGACAAGAGAAGAGTACGCATCTAAAGAAGATTTGCGTGATACGTCTGGTCGTGTGATGGAAGCCTTGCACAGGCTAGAAGATAAACTGGACAAGGTTCTGAATGTGAGGTGACATTGTGCTTGAAATGCTAATGGTAGCGAATAGTGCTTTTGCAGTCATCAAACAAACAATAGAAAATGGTCGTGATATAAGTTCAGCAGGATCAGCAATCTCTAAATTTATAACTGCTGAAGATCAATTACAAAAAGATTTACATAAAAAACGTAACAGCATATGGACAGCTTTTCTTGGTAAGACTGACAATGACCTTGAAGAGTTTATGGCATTAGAGCAAATAAAACAAAAACAAGATAAGCTGCGAGAATATATGCAGCTGTATGGCAGACCAGGACTATGGACTGACTATCAACATTATTGTGCTGAAGCAAGAAAATCTAGGAGGGAAGCCGCTATCAAAGCTAAAAAACGTAGAGAGTACATAAAAGAATTAACATTGAAGATAATATTAGGTATTCTTGTTACAGCTATGTTAGCTGGTGTTATAACTGTTCTTGTAATTATAGCTAAGAAACGAGGTATAATATGACGGCATTTATATTATCATGTATGGTTGGCACAATAGATGTTGGCAGCATACATTTTAAATCTATAAACGACTGCACATACTACTCTGAAAGACTTAGTGGTCAGCAATTAGAAACAGAAGATGGAACAGAGACATATAACTGTATATGTAAGCTGGTCCCTTATGTGGATAAAAATAAAGTGAGGGTTTACTAATGGTTATGACAGTAGAAAGATTTCTTCGTTGGAAAATATTACCAAGATTTATGATGTTATTATCAACAGCAATGTCTTGGAGATGTGCCGAATGGTTTATGGATTTAGATGATCCTACATCACAGCAATCAGCGTTTGTTTCTGTGGTTATGGGTGTAATGACAGGAGTGTTTGGCATATGGATGGGTCACGAACATAAAGGGGATAAATAATGATACAGGCGTTAATAGGTCCTATAGCTAATTTAGCTGGTGCATGGTTTGAAAACAAAGTTGCCAAAACGAAGGCAGACGGCGAAGCTAAAGTTGCAGAGGCAAAGGCTCGTGCTACTGTTGCAGAAAAGGTTGCAGCAGGTGAGGTTGCATGGGAGGGTAAGATGGCAGATGCTACAGTGGATTCTTGGAAAGACGAATTTGCGTTAGTTGTACTGCTTTTACCTGCGATACTAGTGTTTATCCCTGGTATGCGTGGCTATGTGCAAGAAGGTTTTAATGTGCTTGCATCTTTGCCAGAATGGTATCAATATCTTTTATATATAGCAATTTCTGCATCATTTGGTATAAAAGGTGTAGGTCAAGCAGCTAAAATGTTGAGGAAGAAGTAACATGAAATCAAAATCTAAAGTAAAAAAAGTAAAAAAGGTAGCTACAGCGTTAAAAAAAGCATCAAGGATGCACGCAAAACAAGCAAAGACACTGACTAAACTTGTAAAAGGTAGATAACATGGCTAAATCTACAGTAAATAAATCAGGTAACTACACAAAACCAACTATGAGAAAACAGTTATTTCAAAGAATAAAAGCTGGTGGCAAAGGTGGTAAGCCTGGTCAATGGTCAGCTAGGAAAGCACAAATGCTTGCCAAGCAATACAAAGCTAAAGGTGGTGGGTATAAATAATGGCACTTACAAAGCGACAAAGATCACTAAAGTCTTGGACCAAACAGAAGTGGCGTACCAAGAGTGGTAAACCTAGTACACAAGGGCGAAAAGCAACAGGTGAACGTTATCTACCTGAGAAAGCGATTAAGGCTCTTAGTGCCAGTGAATACGCCAAGACTACGGCTGCTAAACGAAAAGCAACTAGAGCAGGTAAACAAGTATCTAAACAGCCCAAAAAGATTGCAGCAAAAACGAAAAGATTTAGAAAGGTTACGTAATGTCCAAGCTGAGTCCAAACTTCTCGCTAAGCGAATTAACGAAGAGTCAAACAGCAGAGAGAAAAGGAATACAAAACAACCCAAACGCAGACGAGATATACAATCTGACTTTATTATGTGAGAATATACTACAGCCAATACGAAACAAGTTTGGTTCCTTTATTGTTTCCAGTGGTTATAGATGCCCTGAGTTATCTATTGCTATAGGAAGTTCTGAGAACAGTCAGCATTGTAAAGGACAAGCAGCAGACTTTGAGGTAGCTGGTGTAGACAACTACGAGCTTGCTTTGTGGATCAAGGACAACCTCGACTTTGACCAGTTGATATTAGAATGTTATACTGGTGGGAATAGTGGCTGGATACATTGCAGTTACATTGAGAACGGAAGAAAAGAAACATTAACTTATGATAAGCTAAATGGCTATAGAAGTGGGTTGATTAATGGCTAAGACACCAGCATGGCAGAGAAAGGCAGGCAAAAATCCCAAAGGTGGATTGAATGCTAAAGGCAGAGCCTCTGCTAGGCGTCAAGGCATGAATCTGAAAGCACCAGTCAAGAGTGGTGACAATCCAAGACGAGCCAGTTTTCTAGCTAGAATGGGAGGTATGCGTGGACCTGAAAGAGATGCTAAAGGCAAACCTACGAGATTATTACTTTCACTGCGTGCATGGGGTGCGAGTAGTAAGGCAGACGCTAAAAGAAAAGCTGCTGCAATTAGTAAACGTAATAAAGCGAAGAGTTAGCAATTACGAATGGATACCAATAGAAAAGGAGAATGCTATGCCAATGGGTAAAGGAACATATGGGTCTAAAAGAGGTAGACCACCAAAGAAAAAGATGGGTAATGGTAGTGGTTTGACTGCAAAGCAAAAGACATTGCCTAGTGCTTTACAAAAAAAGATTATGAAAGCTAAAAAGAAAAAGAAGTAATTACTTCTCTTCCTTCTTATATGTATATCTGGAGCCTTCTCTAGGCGAACCATGTTTGTAATCATGGCGATTTCTTTTTGTCATAATCTCAGATAGATTAGTACCACCTGAGATTATCTGTGTTGGTTGTCTAAAGACTCTGCCGTATTGTATTTCTTTCTCGGCTCTTGGGTCATCAAGGACACTCCAGTCCTCGTTTGATTCTTCCTCTACTGGTTTGATCTCTCCTATGCCATGATAGATACAACTCTTGCATCTTCTTACATGGTTTCTTTTGTGCAGCACTTCTTTTAGTTTTTCTCCACACACATAGCAGTTACTTAGATCTTTACCAGCTTTATTCATCAGTCTCCCCATTTATTTCGCTTGCATATACAAACCATCTTTTGCCAAACTTTTTGCCTTTGACCTCTCCGTTTTGTAGTAAACGAAGAAGTCTTTTTCTGTTGCTTGGTGTGTCTCCAAACATAAGTTCTGTGGCTTCCTGAGTAGAATAATACGCTTTAGAATGGTATGTCATCATTTAACTCATCTTTTAATGCTGAGATAGGACTTTTCTTAGGTGGATCAATAGACTGAGCTAGTGATTTCATTCCTGGTTGCGATACTCCGTCTGAAATACTGTCTGTGTATTGACCTTGCACAACCTCTGATAAAGATAAACCTAGCGATCCATCATCATTACCAAATAGTTTGACACTGTATCTTGCGTCTTTTCTAAGTGTAATATCTGCTGGACTGCCGTCTTTGTATGGTGTCCATTTTGAGTTACCATGTGTAGCTTTGCCCTCTGAGTTAGGGAAAAGCGTGATGTTTACTACTTTTCTATATTGATTAGCCATTTGTTTTTCCTTCCATTTTTGTTAGATATTTTAAAAATATATTTCTTGCCTGTTCATATAGATCAGGATTGTGTTGCTTCATCTCATCTAATGTAGATTGAGAGTCAGTGTAGTAAGAGTCTAATTGGTCCTGTGTTTTCTTTTGCTGACACCAATGCTCAAAGTCATCAACCTTTCTTTTATGCCTGTCTCTCCTTTCTTCAGGTGTCAATTTTGGTATTTTAATTTGTAGAGATTTAGGGGTATCTTCTGTATCCTCTATAGGTGTAGGATATGGATCAGGTACTCCCTTTTTAACTTTGATTATAGCACCTTTCCTTTCTACTGCATCCATTTCATTCGCACTAGCATACTCTCCACCAGCAAGACCAAGACTAGCCAAAGCTCTACCTATTGCAGATGTTTCTGCATTCTCTAATGCAGATGTAGTATTGACAAGACCTTGCCCTCGTATCTCCTCTGCCATACCAGCACCTATGATGTGACTATTCTTGTCTGTGATAATAGCTTTGATGACAACACGCTTGCCATCATTGACTAATATTTCAGTATCAAGACCAAAGTCTGTGCCATGTATTCTTCTAAAGGCTTCCATTCTATGCACAACTTGTGTGTATAGCTTGCCACCTTTTTGTTTGACACCATGAGACTTGTGTAAGTCTGCAATGGTATCCATAGTTTTAGCTAAGTTACTCATTGTTTCCTCTCATCATTTTACTTAACAATTCCATAAGCACTTCATTCTGTTTTGTTACAGTCTTATGCTTATCCTCTAGTTTAGCTATACGTTTCTCTAATAGATCTATAGCTTGTGCATGATACTGTTCAGTATCAGTCATTTCTTTTTGCCATTTACTGACTAATTCGTTTATCATATTCCAGCTTGCTCCTCTGCCATATGTTGTATTCTGTCCTCGTCAGTTACTGATTCATGGTAGTAATACCTAGAACTCCACATCTTTTGCTGTTTTCTGCCACTCTCAGCCTTGATGGCTGTTCCGTCAGTTACAATCATACCTTTTTCTTTTAAGGCTTTGTAGCGTGCTGTAATCGTGCTGTATCGGTATTCAGGTAAAGCATACTGCACTTGGTCTGAAATGCAGCCATTTTCTCCGAATGAATCAATCACACTCCATACAATCTTTTCCATACGATTAGTGTCAACTTTCTCTGCACTCTCGTGGCTAGTGTATGGATCTAGGTTTCTTCTTAATGTTTTTGGATTTGTCATGTTATACTCCATAGTTGTTTAGCTAGGTTTGTAATGTTAGGTCCATGTCTTTGTGTTATCTGCACCATGTCAGGCTGAACTAATCCAGCTAACGTCTTCCATGAACCTCTACTTGCTTTAAGTAAGTTCTGAGTAACTAACCAAGAACGTACTACATCATCATAAGCCTTTTGCAGATTATCCTCTGTCATAAGCTCACAATTTGTTTCGTCTACTATGTTGTAACCTGATGCAGTTACAAACAACAAAGCTGGTTTCTCTCCTGTAGCTTTCCAATAGACTGCTTGTTGCATAACTTGTTGTGCTGATGGTTCTGTCTTAGGTTTGGGTACACGCCAAGACCTAGTACCATCTTTCTTTGGTGGGTTTCTCATAGGCAGAGAGCATTTTAGATCTATCTGTCTACCACCACCTGAGTAATCCTGATATAAAACAACTGGCACATCTATCTTAGGCTCAATAAATTGCTTCATTGATTCTCCCTCGATACGATTAACACCAGTAAAATATTGTTGTAATCCATCAACAGCGTGCTTAATCATTTCAGGTATATGCTCAAGAAACTCCTCGTATTCCTCTGCATCTTTGCCATTATCCCATGTTCTAGGTGTGTATCCTTGGTATTCTGTGAGTGCATATCTTACTGCTTCATTGATATCCATTGCTTCTTGGACACCTCTGATTGGACTGTAGTTATGTAATCCCATTGCACAATCAACACCTGTCTGTACTTTGATTCCAGCTATCGGTCTTGATGCCATAGGAAAAGACATCTTATGTTCTTTTCTAAGATAATGCTTGAGTATCATCTCGTCTTTGGTTGTTGTACCATTGCTTGCACTCTCATGCTCAATGCCAAAGTTTAATCTGTAGTCAGGTATCTCAGCCATATTATTTAAACTTCCTTTCCACTGCTTTGAAAAAACCTTGCTCCCATTTATCCCAGTTCTCAAGCTCTTTTCTTCCCATGTATTCTGATTTCTTTTGATAAAACCTATCTTCTATTTGACCACAATCAAATTTCATTTGATCCCCAAATTCATCCCAATCTCCTTCATGCCAACAACTAGGACACTTAAGTGTTTTGGTTTTTTTGGGAACATAAAATCCATCCTCAAATCTACCACCACATCTAGGACAATCTTTTATGTATCCATCATATTCAAATCTATAAACTCTTTTAATCATGTTTTTCCCTTTGCTATATTATACTAGATTATTCTTTTTAATCTTTACTGTCAACACCTTTATATATTATAATTGACAGATTGTCAACACTTATTTATTCTAGCAACATGAAATTAATTGAGTACATAAAGAAGAATAAGCTGACACAAAACAAGTTTGCCCTCAAATCAGGGTTAACTAGATCAGCTATATGTAGACTCATAAAGTGTGAGAGATTCCCAACACCTGACACAATGAACAAGATAGAGTTAGCTACACTTGGTCAAGTAACTGCGAATGATTTCCTTAAACAAATGCAAGAGAGAATGATAGATGGCAGATAGTCGTAACAAGGGTGCATCTTTTGAGAGGCAGATCTGTAAGCTCATAAAACAGAACTTAAACTATGATGCAAAGAGAAACCTAGACCAGTATCAATCAAAGGGTATGGCTGACATCATAATCCCTGGGTGGTCTATTGAATGTAAGTCGTATAAAAAAAGTGGGTCAAATAACTTTAGACCTAGTTGGTGGCAACAAGCTAAAGAAAGTGCTGCATTTTTAAAGCTGACACCTGTATTGATATACAAGTTTAACAACTGTCCTATCAAGTGTGTTATTTCTCTTGATGTGTTATCAAGAAACTTTAATGCTGGGCATGATTTAGTTTGTGAAGTAGAGTTAGAAACATGGTTTTACATAGTGAGGGAAAGAGATGTTATTAGCTGATGGATTCGAGAAAGCATTTATAGGTATTACAATACCAAATCCAAGCTCGGAAGAGGTTGCAGTCTACGATTATTATAAGTGTATTGAGATACTGAAGAACAGAGATGGCATGACTGAAGATGATGCTATTGAGTATTTTTATTACAATGTAGTTGGTTCTTACGTTGGCAAGTACACTCCTGTTTTTTATAAGTCAGCCTCTATTGAAGAGGTTGATGGTAATGAATAAGTTTGATCTGTTAAACAAGACTGCTGATGTTATTAAGCAAAGAGGCGAGGACTATGGATCTATCTTAGATAATCATACTCGTATTGCTAAGTTATGGTCTGTCCTGTTAGGTACTGACGTTACTCCTGAGCAAGTTGCTTTGTGTATGATAGCAGTAAAACAAGCTAGACTGATGGAAACACCTGACCATGTTGATTCTGTCCAAGACATACTAGGCTATGCCTTGACCTATTATGAGTGTGTCAATGCCAAAAAATAAATTTAATATATTTAAAAAATATGCCAACTCATGCAAGACAAAAGAAAGATATATTACAGTTATGAAGGCTATGAATGTTCTGCCTCGTGGCAGTGAGCATATGATAGACGTTACTCTTGAGGCATACTGGGTTTACTATAAAGAGCTAGAGGATAGTGAAAGACGAATGAGAGACGTTTCTCTTTTTGTGCATGGGTACGTTAGTAAACATATCCAAGATAAATTATTTTCTTGACAGGTTTTAAGCCTCGAATATAATCAAGCGTAGCTTGTAAGCACAGCCGTATGGCAATAATCAAAACTTAGTTTTGTTTTTATAGTCTTTCTGAATGGATAAACTAAAATAAATAAAAAAATATCTTAGTAATTATAGAAATGCAAAACAAGTATATCTATGCAATACTGTACTGCATAGATATACTTACATAGATTTGCGTTATTTATGCTTTTCATAAAAATTATTTAATATGCCTTGCGTTTTTACAAGAGTCATTTGACTGTCTCTGTCTTTGTTTTTAGAGCACCAAGTAACCATTATTTGAATAGCTTTTGATATTATTTTATATTTATAATATGTCATTCTTTTCTCTCCTATTTCTCGTCTTGATATATTCTATTAGCTAGAATAGATACAGTTCTGCCAACAGGTCTTTGCCCTGTCTCGTAGTACGTTATCATTCTAATAGTTATTCCTAACATTTCTGCGAACTCTTTTTGAGTATATTGCAGTTCTGTTCTGATAGTTTTAAATTGCTCTTTTGTTAATTGCATGGTATCTTTCTCCTTACCTTTGCTAGGTTAAGGCGTTGCAATTTCATGTTTTGCAACGCCTCTTTTTTTATTGTTTGGCATAAGCTATTACAAGAAAGTCTATGTCCTGTAAGTTTTGAGCCGCTTCGTTTGGTACATACTTGGCTAACTCTTTGTGAGATTTACCACCAAACCATGCAGTACCATCTTTAGTTGTCATAGGTTGCCAACCCTCTTTTTTCAGCAGTTCTAATTGCTCTTTTGTTAAAAACATCTTAGTCCATCCACCTTTTTACACCTACTATTTCAACCATATAGTCTTTATACTTTGGATCTTTTTCTAGTTTACGTTCTATGTCAGTAGATAAACGGCTTATGTCTATGTAAAAACGTTTGCCGTAATCTTCTACGTTCTCTTCTTCGGTTACGTAGTCAAATACATCTATTGTAAAATACGATTTGTTACTCATGTCTGTTCCTCTTAGTTCCTTTCTCTGTTAGATTTCTTGAAGTTATTAATTTGCTCATCATTCAAATCATTCAATGATGGATTTTCTTCAAGCTCCTCTTCATAAAATTGATTTTCGTTTGTCTCATCTACTAAAGTTATTGTAGAAACAAACTCTCCAAAATAGTCTTTATGTATATCAATAACTTTCTTAAGCTCTTCTAAGGATATCTTACTATCCTTAGAGGCTACGTCTAATATAAATCTAGCCATGTTTAGTTCCTTTCTTTGCTAGTTATTATTTCAAATATGCTCTCAGCAAATTCTAATCTGCCTCGAGAAATATCTGCAGTTCCATCAGTTACTGTTGAATAATGATGTTCTTCGTTGATCTCAATTTCTGTAGTAACAAGATCAATTATTTTTTGTTGTTGTTTTTTAGTCATGCTTTTCTCCTATGCTAGTTATAAAGGTCTTTTGTTTTATATATTACATTCCAAATGGTGTACTCTTTGCTTATTGGGTTTATTACTGAGACAGTAACAAACACGCCAAGAATGAATATTATAATATATTCTGCTATTTGTTTTTTAGTCATGCTTTAACTATCCTTGTATAAATATAATCTTTTCATCAAGAAACTTTTTGGTTGCTCCAGTTTCTTTAGAAAGTTTTGTTGTCATTGTTTCTTTAACTAGCCTTTCATGTATGGTTCTTGCTTCTTCTATTAGCTTCTCAGCTTCTTCAATAGTAATACCATAATCAGATGAAAACTTTTCATAAGTAAGGTAGTTATTGAACCAATCTAAAAAGATTGATTGCATTTCTTTGTTTGTTTTATTTTTGTAGTTCATGTTATTAGCCTTTCTGTTGCTAGGTTATGAGCTTCTTATAGCTCTTATACTGCAGGAATAGACCTGCAGTACTAGAGTAATAAGTTAAGCAACTTGCTTTTTTTCTGTGTCAACTAATTCGCAATAATCTAATAGTTTGAAGTTCACTATTTTGGCTAAGTTTTCTTCATACCATTTTAAAGATTTATCTGTATAATTTAACATAAAACTTTCAGCCATTATTATACTTGTCTTGATGTGTAAATAATCTTTTACTGTGTGAAGTTTACTTTTGTCATAGTCTTTTAAAAACTTTTGATAGGCATTAATACAGTCTACCATATGCTTTACTGTAAAGTATTTAGCAGAAAGCGTTGCAGTAAATCTGCCGTAGTCTCTGCCGTTGCAGTAGCCGTTTCTATGTTGCTTCTCTTGTTGAAGTTCATATTTGTATATATCATCTCTGTATTTGTTCCATGTAATATTATTCATGAATTGCAATTCAATATATAGGTCGTTTATTAATTTGATTTGTTTGTTATTAATCATTAGTTTTGCCTTTCTGCTAAGTTAATAGATATAAGCATATAGAAATTATTTCTATTGTAAAGAAAAAAGTACAAGAAAAAAACAAATAAAAACAATCACATAACAAAATAGTTTGAAAGGTATATATATAATATGGTAATGATTTGTATATAAAAGAGAGAGAATATCACAAACAATAAACGCTGAGTTGAGACAATCTTGCACGGCAAATAAAAAAAACATGAAAATCAAAACAAAAAAAGCAATAATAAAAAAGTATGCAGTTCTGCAAGGCATGGGGGGTGCAATAATTAAGGCATCATGCCCAGCCAGGCGTGCCACATTATATATCAATTAATAGGTAGTTCCACACACACATGATAAGCAAAGCAAAACAAGAGCACATCATAGCATCAATTACAGACGGACACAGTCTAGTAAAGGCTTGTCAAGATGCAAAGGTGAGTCGTGCTACGTTATATCGCTATATGAGCAAAGATGCTGACCTAGATGCTAATGTTAAGACTGCACAGAGACAGGCTGCAGAGAAAGCACTAGAAGAGCTAGAGGATATGTACGGAGATGCGTTGCATGGGCGTAAGAGCTATGACCCTAATTTATTGAGAGACTATGGACATCATGTACGTTGGAAGGTGCAGAAGATATTACCAGAGAGATTTGGCGAGGCTAAGAACAGAACTGGCGTTGAGATTAGTGATGGTTCATTGAAGATAGTTTGGGAGACTGGATCAGAGGATGCAGGTTAAGATACCATACAAGCCTAGAGACTTACAGGCTGAGATGCACAAAGACCTGAAGAGGTGGAATGTGCTGGTGATGCACAGGCGATTTGGTAAAACTGTATTTGCTGTCAATCATATGATTAAACACGTGCTTACTTGTCCATTACCAAGACCAAGAGTTGCGTTAGTTGCTCCTACATTTACCCAGGCTAAGAGGATTAGCTGGGATTATGTAAAGTATTATGCTGGTGTGATACCTGGTGTTACGTTTAATGAGACTGAGCTAAGAGCAGACTTTCCTAATAATGGTAGGATTATGTTATTGTCAGGCGAGAATCCTGATGCTTTGAGAGGTATATACTTAGACTTGTGTGTCTTTGATGAGTATGGGATGCAGAATCCTAGGGTATGGGGGGAGGTTGTAAGACCAGCACTATCGGATAGAGAGGGGGCAGCCATATTTTTAGGTACACCAGCAGGTCATAATCATTTTTTTGATATACTGCAGCAGGCAAAGGAGCAGGGTGAAGAAGGGTCCGATCAATGGTACTGGAAGATTGCTAAGGCTAGTGAGACTAATCTTGTAAAAGATGAGGAACTAGAAGCTGCTAAGTTGCAAATGACACCTGAGCAGTATGAGCAAGAATATGAATGTTCATTTACTGCTGCTATTATTGGTGCGTACTATGGCAAGTTATTGGCTGAAGCTGATGATAATAATAAGATTACCAGGGTTCCATATGACCCAGCGTTGCCAGTTCACACTGCATGGGATCTAGGCATCAACGATAGTACAGCTATTTGGTTTGCACAGGTCTATAGAGGGGGTGCTATTAATGTTATTGACTATTATGAGAATAGTGGCGTTGGCTTGGACCATTACGCTGAAGTATTGCGAAAGAAAGATTATCACTGGGGAGATCATCTTGCTCCACATGATATTGAAGTTCGAGAACTGGGTAGTGGGAAATCGAGATTAGAAACTGCTTTTAGTTTAGGTATAAGGTTTAAGGTGATACCTAGAATGAAAATTGCTGATGGAATCAATGCTGCTAGGATGATAATACCTAAATGTTATTTTGATAGAGATAAATGTGCAGAGGGGTTGGAAATGTTGCGACAGTATAGGCAGGAATGGGATGAAAAGAAAAAGATATTCCGAGATCAGCCAAGGCATGACTTTACGAGTCACGCTGCTGATGCTTTTAGATATTTGGCTGTTGGGTTGGAGAATCGTACTAAGATGTCAAGACCACCACAATCGGTGGCTGTTAATGAGTACAATCCGTTTACGCTATGATGTATGGTCAAGATTATGAAGACGCACTAGAGATGGTGCAACAAAGTGAGTTTCACAGTTGGTGGGATGATGAACTTATACAAAAATATATTGAAAAACCTTTATCGGTTAGACAGTATAAGATTATGAGAAACGATTTACATGAGCCATTGGTGTTTGCTACCTGGGGTTTTCCTAATGAAGAGCAGGTAAAAACATACATGGATAGCCAAGAGTTCCCTGCTGACGCATACAAGGGTGGTGGCAAAGATGTTTGGGTTATAGACTTTATTGCAAAAAAAGGTTATACAAGAAAAGGATTCCTTGCTTTGAAGAAGGGTTTTGCAAGGAGTGGGTATCAAAAGGCGTTTTGGTTTCGACCTGATAAAAACAAAGCAGGTTGGCACACATGGAAAGGAATATGATATGGGAGCCGTAGTTAGACCAATAAAAAAGATTGTAAAGAAAGCTACAAAGGCTGTTGATAAAACTTTGATAGAGCCACTAGAAAGACCAGTAAAGAAAGCTGTGAATGTAGTTGAGAAAGTTGGTGCAGATATTGTAGAGCCTTTGGAAAGACCAGTTAAGAAACTAAGTCAAGAAATTTTAGAGACTGTTACAGGTACAGATAAAATGGATTATAGGCAGCCACAGCAGCCAGAAAAAACACCAGAGATAACACCTGAAATAGTTGAAGATGAAAAGCCAACAATAACAACAAGATATGCAACAAGAGGTAAGCGTGCAGGACAGGCTGGTACAATCATAGAAGGTTTTGGCGTAATACAAAGAAAGAAATCACCGAAGGCAATAACATAGGAGATTGCAATGTCATTTTTAAGACCAAAGGTTTATGTTCCACCACCACCACCAGTTCCAGAAGAACCTGCAAAGGCTGACTTTGAAAAGGCTGCAGCGTTAGCTGGAGAAGCTGAAGCACAAGAAAGAAAAAAGCGTAGAGGGCGTGGCAGTACGATTGTTGCTGGTCAGCTAGGCGAAACATCTACAAGCATGAGCAGTACAGGTGGTACACCAACTTTGTTAGGATAAAGCTATGATGAATGTCAAAGATATAGTTTCTAGGTTTGAATACATAGAAGGACAGCGAGATAACTGGAACAATCATTACCAGGAGTTAGCTGATTATATGCTTCCAAGAAAAGCAGATGTAGTCAAAAAAAGAAGTCGTGGCGAAAAACGAATGGAACTTATCTTTGATGGTACGGCTTTACAGGCAGTGGATTTATTATCATCAAGTTTACATGGTATGCTGACATCAGGTGCTACACCTTGGTTTCATCTGACAATGAAAGATGAAGAGCTAGGCAGAGACGAAGAAGTACAAAGATGGCTAGAAGATAGTTCGCAGAGAATGATGCGTGCTTTTACCATGTCAAATTTTGAAACAGAAGTCCATGAGATGTATGTTGACCTAGTTGTATTTGGTACTGGCTGTATGTTTGTGGAGATGGATGAGAAGACATTACGTTTTAGTACAAGACATATATCAGAGTTTTATGTAACAGAAGATCAGTATGGCATTGTTGATACTGTATTTAGAAAGTATGAGTTGCCTGCAAGACAAGCTGTACAAAGGTTTGGGATAGATAACGTAGGTAATTTTATTGCAAGAACATTCGAGAAGAAGCCAGATGAAAATGTAGAGATACTTCATGTGGTTATGCCAAGAACAGACAGAGATCCTACAAAACAAGACAATAAGAATATGCCGTTTGCATCTATGTATATTTGCTTAGAGACAAAGATGATATTGGCAGAGAGTGGTTTCCAAGAACTACCTTACGTTGTTCCACGCTTTCTCAAGGCAACAGGGGAAGTGATGGGGAGATCTCCAGCTATGGTTGCGTTGCCAGATGTCAAGATGATTAATCTAATGTCAAAGACAATCATACAAGCAGCACAGAAGATGATAGATCCTCCACTCTTAGTGCCTGATGATGGGTTCTTGCTCCCCATACGAACCCAGCCTGGGGGTCTCAACTTTTACAGATCAGGTTCAAGAGACACCATAACACCATTACAAACTGGTGCAAACATACCTATCGGACTAAACATGGAAGAACAGCGAAGAACAGCAATACGTTCTGCTTTCTTTGTTGATCAGTTGCTAAGTGGCTCACAGCCTAACATGACAGCTACGGAAGTTATCCAAAGACAAGAAGAAAGAATGAGAGTGATTGGTCCTGTGCTTGGTAGGTTGATGAACGAAATGCTAAGACCTTTGATAGATAGAGCTTTTGCGTTGATGTTGCGTGCTGATATGCTTGCTGTACCACCAGAGGTATTACAAGGATTGGATATAGATATTGAATATGTATCTCCACTTGCAAGGGCACAGAAGTCAAGTTCTGTCAATGGTGTGATGAGAGCCTTAGAAATATTGATGCCACTAGGACAGTCACTTCCAGTTGGAGATCATATAAATCCTGATGGATTGGTGAATTATCTAACAGAAGCATTAGGTGTTCCAAAGTCAGTATTGAAACCACAGTCAGTGATTGATGAGGAAAGAGAGCAGCGTGCAATGATGCAAGAAGAGCAAATGCAAAGACAGATGGAGCAAGAAGATGTTGCTACAGCTGGTCAAGCTGCACAAGCTGTAAGAATGGTGGGTGCAAATGAATGACCAGATAGCACAGCTTAAGGTTATGTATAAAGATACCTTTGGGGATAATGCAGGTAAAAAAGTTTTGGAGGATTTGGAGTTACGCTGTAACTGGCGTGCTTCAAGTTATGTAGCTGGAGATGCCAATGCTACAGCCTTTGAAGAAGGTAAAAGGGCAGTCATACTACACATTTATAACATGATGAAAGAGGAGTAAATATGTCAGAACAAGTTGCTGAACAGGTAGCCGAACCAGTACAGCCTACAACGCTGGAGACACCAGCAGAGGTTGCACAAGGTGGGTCTGGTAACAGTTTCATTGAAATGATACCAGAAGAATTAAGGGAGCACCCTAGCTTATCACCAATAAAAGATGTTGGTAACTTAGCTAGGAGTTATGTAAATGCACAGAGATTAATAGGTAGCGACAAGGTTCCGTTACCAAAAAATCCAACAGAAGAAGATTTAGATAATATTTACAGTAAGTTAGGCAGACCAGAAACAGCAGAAGGCTATGAGATTCCTGTTGATGGTAATGTAATTACTGAAGATATTGCAAAAAACTATGCAGATATTGCACATAATCTAAGACTTACACCACAGCAAGCACAAGGTGTATTGGATTATTACAAGAGTTCAGTTGCACAAAGTGCAGAAAGTTTACAACAACAAGCAGAGCAACAAGCAGAACAAACAGCGGCAGAGCTTCAAAAAGAATGGGGTCAGGCTTTTGAGCAGAAAGTTACGGCTGCAAAAGAAGTTGTTGAGCAGTTTGGTGGCACAGATTTACTACAGATGAAGCTAGAAGATGGTACTTTGATTGGCAATCATCCAGCTTTCATCAAGGCTTTTGCTGCTATGGGTGAGTTCAAGTCTACAGTTACAAGCGAAGATACTGTGTCTGAAAACGCTACAAACAAGGCTTATACACCACAAATGGCACAACAAGAGGTAGATGCTATTATGAACGACAAGCAACACGCTTACTGGAATAGAAAAGATCCTATAGGTAGACAGCGTGCTGTTGAACGTATGCAAGAGTTGATGGGGTATATTCATGGCTAATGAAATATCTCAAATAGATATTCGTTTGGAATGTTTGAGGCTTGCTGTTGAATTTGGAACGCAAAGAGATATGTTGCATCCAAGCAAACTTGCTGATATATATTACGAATGGGTTATGCAGGGTAGCTCGGAAACGAGTCCTCAAGACAATCGGAAAGACGATAGCCTAAAGTTGGCTCAAAAAACTAGGAGTGTCCGTAAAGGGTAGCACGCTGCAAATAAAATCAAATGTAACTTTTACGAAGGAGACTTAAATGTCATCACAAGTAACTACAGCATTTGTCCAACAGTATTCTGCTAACGTGCAGATGCTATCTCAGCAGATGGGAAGCCGTCTAAGAGATGCAGTTCGTGTAGAGAATATCACAGGGAAAAATGCTTTTTTCGATCAGGTAGGCGTTGCTACTGCTCAGTTGCGTACCACTCGCCATGCTGACACCCCACAGATGGACACACCTCACGCAAGAAGAAGAGTGAGTCTAGCTGACTATGAGTATGCCGATTTAATTGATGACCAGGATAAAGTCAGAATGTTAATCGATCCAACATCTTCCTATGCACAAGCAGCTGCTGCTGCAATGGGTAGAGCAATGGATGACGTTATCATCTCTGCTGCACTTGGCACAGCTTTTACAGGCGAGACAGGTTCAACATCAACATCATTTGCTGCTGCTAATCAGATTGCAAATGGTAGTGCAGATATGTCTATTGCTAAGTTAATTGAAGCTAAAAAGATTTTAGATTTAGCTGACGTTGACCCATCAATACCAAGATATATTGCTGTTGGTCCTAATCAGATTGAAGCCTTATTGAACACAACATCAGTAACAAGCTCAGACTTCAACACAGTCAAGGCTCTTGTGCAAGGTGATGTGGACACATTCTTAGGGTTCAAATTTATTGTAACAAACAGACTATCGATTGCATCTAATATCAGATCATGTTTTGCTTGGGCAGAAGATGGTATTGCTTTAGGTGTTGGAAAAGATGTTTCTGCAAGAATAGATGAGAGAGCAGATAAAGGTTATTCTACTCAGGTCTACTACTGCATGAGCATTGGTGCTACTAGAATGGAAGAAAACAAAGTAGTACAAATCGATTGTGATGAATCAGCTTAAGGAAGGGAGTGAATAAATGACTACAAAAAATTCAACACTTGTAGCTAACTTTGAAGCTAGTCCTCAAGTTGCAAGTGATGCCCACGAGTTACATGGCGTTTTGCGTGTAGCACAGGGCACAGTGGCTTTAGTCGCTGGTGATAGCACAGACAATGATATTGTTATGCTTGCACCAATACCAACTAACGCATCTATTTCGTCACTACAGATTGGGTCTGATGCACTTGGTGGATCATGCACATTCAACGTAGGTCTATATACATCAGACGGAACAGTTATAGACGAAGATCTATATGCCTCATCCGTTGCTGATGGTGCAGCATTAGCTGAGTTAAGAAACGAAGCTGCTGACATAAACACTATTGGTCAACAGATTTGGGAAGATGGTGGTGCATCATCTGATCCTGGTGGATATTACTATGTTGCAGTAACATTCAATGCAACAGGTGGCACAGCAGGTGATATGTCTTTCGTCATACACTATGTTGTTAACTAAAACATTTGTGAGGAGCAGTTAATCTGCTCCTTACCTTTAGGAGTTTGATATGCCGTCAGTCGTAGACATTTGTAACGAAGCTATGGATTTACTTGGTGCAGCTACAATTACTGCATTGACAGAAAACTCTAAAGAAGCACGACTTTGTAATAGAAGATTTGAAACAGTAAGAGATGCAGTTTTAAGAGCACATTCTTGGAATGTAGCTATAACAAGAGCATCATTGGCAGCAGATAGTGCTGCACCTGCGTTTGGTTTTTCAACACAGTTTACATTACCTACAGATCCTTATTGTCTAAGAGTTATATCTTTTTGGAATGCTAACGTTAATAACGACATTGCAGCGTATGATAGCAATGTGATGTATAAGATTGAAGGCAGAAAGATACTATCGAATGAAAGCACTTGTTCTATAATTTATATAGGCAGGGTAACAGATACAGAGTTATATGATTCTTTGCTTAGTAGCACTATAGCTCACAGATTAGCTTCAGAGACAGCTTATGCTATAACAGGAAGCAATGCTTTGGCTCAATCAATGTATTCATTATATCAAGCAAGATTAAGTGAAGCTAGAAGCATGGATGCACTAGAGGGTTATCCAGAACAACTACAGGCAGATACTTACACTAACGCAAGGTTCTAATATGGCTAGAGTATCGTCTATCATCACCAATTTCAGAGCAGGTGAGATATCTCCACGATTAGAAGGGCGTATTGATTTACAGAAATATAATGAAGCTGTAAAAGATCTAAGCAATATGATTGTATTCCCACAAGGGGGTGCAACAAGAAGACCAGGTACATACTATGCAGGTAGTTCAAAAGATGGTGGTAAAGTAAGGTTAATTAACTTTGAGTTTTCTGATGAACAGGCATATGTACTTGAGTTTGGTGCAAACTATGTAAGGTTTTTCAAAGATGGTGGAATACTTACAGAGGCAACAACAAATATCACAGCAATAACAAAAGCAAACCCAGCAGTTGTAACAGCTGCATCACATGGACTAAGCAATGGCGATAGAGTATTTATTGCAAGTGTTGGTGGTATGACAGAAGTAAATAACAAAGAGTTTACTGTTGCTAACAAAACAACAAATACATTTGAATTATCAGGTATTAATAGTTCTGCATTTACTACATATACAAGTGGTGGCACAGTAGGAAAAATAGTAGAAGTTACAACGACTTACAGCGTAACTGAGATATTTGAGATTAACTATGCACAATCAGCAGATGTGTTGTTTCTTGCACATAAAGACCATGCACCTGCAAAGCTAACAAGAACTACAGCTACTAGCTTTACTTTAGCAGATATTGATTTTATTGATGGTCCTTGGTTAGATGAGAATGTTACGACAACAACATTATATGCTTCAGCAGCTACAGGCAGTGTGTCTATTGTAGCTTCAGCTAATTTATTTAGCAGTGATGATGTAGGAAGATATATAAGATTTCGTGAGATACTTGAGATAGAGCATGATGAATGGGCAGCATCAACAAGCTATGTAAACAATGCTACAGTTAGATTTAATGGTCATGTTTACAAAAATGTAACTGGTTCTACGCAAACAAGTGGTAATACAGCACCAGTTCATTTATCTGGAACAGAAACATATGGTTCTATTGATTGGCAATATCAACATAATAATCATGGTCATGTAAGGATAACTGCCTTTACAGATGCACAAAACGTAACAGCGACAGTGCATGAAGATCAGTTTGGTAATTCGAAACTACCAGATAGTGCTGTAGGCTCAAGCAATGCAAACACAAGATGGTCATTAGGTGCATTTGACGGAGATCAAAAGTTTCCAAGGGCAGTGGCGTTTTATGAAGAAAGATTATACTTTGCAGGCACTGTAGGACAGCCACAGACAATATTCGGCTCTAAGTCTGCTGATTTTGAGAACCATACACCTGGTACAAATGATGATGATGCAATCAATGTTACTATAGCTTCTGACCAAGTAAACGTAATTAAGCATCTTTTACCAGCTAGATTCTTGCAGTTATTGACTACAAGTGCTGAATTTACCTTATCAGGTGGTGCAGGATCAGAACCAGTAACGCCTACAAACGTAAACGTATTACGAGAAACTACATTTGGCACTGGTAATGTAAGACCACTAAGAGCAGGAAACAGCACCATACTCATACAAAAAGGTGGTGAGAAAGTAAAAGAAATAACCTTTGATTTAGACACAGATGGATTGCTAGGTGTTGATTTAACTGTGTTAGCCGATCATTTAGCTAGAGGTGGCTTAACTGATATGGTATGGCAGCAGGAGCCAGAGCTATTATTGTGGTTTGTGCATGGTGATGGCAGGTTGATAGGACTAACATACGATAGGGCAAACGCTACAGTAGGATGGCACGAGCACAGTTTAGGTGGCAGTGGAGTGGTAGAAAGTATTACAGCTATCCCTAGTGGTGCAGAAGACCAAGTATATCTTACTGTGAAAAGAACAATAAACAGTGCTACAGTCCGTCATATAGTATTTCTTAAATCATTATATTTTAATGATGATGTAAATGATGCTTTCTTTGTTGATAGTGGGTTGACATACAGTGGCAGTGCTACAACGTCTATCACAGGCTTAAATCATCTTGAGGGTGTTACAGTAACTATTTTAGCAGATGGTGCTGCACACGCTGATAAAACAGTCAGCAATGGTGCAATTACGCTGGACAGAAGTGCGTCTAAGGTTCATGTTGGCTATGGTTACACATCTACGCTTGAAACATTGCGTATGGAATCAGGTGCAGAAGATGGCATTGCTCAGGGCAAGATAAAAAGAATACATGGTGTAACAGCTAGGTTTTTTCAGACAGTGGGTGCAGAGTTAGGTCCTGATACATCTAATCTTGATAGATTGCCATTTAGAGATAGTAGTATGGCTATGGATACAGCTGTACCATTGTTTAATGGTGATAAAGAAATATCTTTCCCATCAGGCTATGACAATGATGCAAAGATTGTTATAAGGCAAACACAGCCATTGCCAATGACAATATTAGCTATAATGAGAAGGTCTAATACGTTTGATGCTTAAGATAAAGAAATTTGAAAAAGAAGACTTGAATATGATTGAAACAAATTTTCATTTTCCAGAAAGCTCAAAAGCAGCTATGATGAAAGAAACTTGTTTAAGTGCATACACAGCATTGCTAGAAAGTAAGGTATTTATGATTGGTGGTGTATATGGATTGTGGCAAAATGTAGGAGAAGCCTGGTTTATTATGTCAAGCCATGCTTACAAAATGCCGTTTGCAGCAGCTAAGTATTCTAGTTTACTATTAGATCATGTGCAAGAAGACAACAAACTACAACGCATACAGGCAAGTGTTCATGCAGATGATAGTCAAGCTGTAAGATATGTTGAGTGGTTAGGATTTGAGAACGAAGGTTTAATGAAGAGGTATGGTCCTGATGGATCAGACTATTATCGTTTTGCGAGGGTTGTGTAATGTTAGATGCTGTTCTAGGTTACAAAGGAAATATGGCTTCAGCAAAAGCTGCAAGGCAAGTTGGTGAATACAATGCTAAAGTTGCTGAAAACGAAAAAATATTAGTACAGCGTGCTACAAGGCAACAAGAAGCTAACTTAAGAAAAAATGCTGAAAGACTACAAGGCACACAAAGAGTTGCTACTGCAAAGTCTGGAATACAAATGTCAGGCAGTGCTCTTGAGGCGTTAAGAGATACTTTCTTTAACACTGAGTTAGATGCAATAGGAATACGATATGCAGGTTCTATACAAGAGGCTGCAAAGATAAATGAAGCAGCTATGGCTAGGGCAACAGCGAGTGCTCAATCTGCACAGTTTAAAACAGCAGCTTACAGAACTGTTTTACAAGCAGGTGAAAAGGCAGCTAAAACATATATGGGTATGCCAGGATAGGAAGGTTTGCAATATGCCACAAATACCATTATATAACAAAGGCTTAGGTGCATCAGGTGTTACTTCAGGTGCTTCATTAGGACCTAGGGCATCAGCAGGTGCTTTTACTGGAGTAGGTCAAGAGATTGCAAGATTCGGTGAGGCTGCTGGTAATATTATGCGTGATTTTTATGATGCAGACAAAAAGGCAGAAGCCAAAAGTGCTATTGCACAAGCTGAAAATGAACTTACAAAAGAAATAGATACACATATAAAAAATGATACCAGCACAAGCATGGAAGAGTTTGATGGTAAATATAAAACTTTTGCAGATAAAAAAGTAAAAGATATTGCTGGTAAATATAACTTAAGACCTGTGGAGCAACAGGCACTTATTGGTAGATTGGGCGATATACAAGCTGGTGGACAGTTAAAAGGTAGAAATGAAGCGTATGGAAAACAAGAAGTAATAAGAGGAACTGCTGTAAATGATAAGTTAGTTA